ATGAAAAACCTTAATTTCGGATGCAAAAGATCCGATTTCCTTGTGACCAATTCAAAAGATGATTGGTTCGTTCAATGTCGCTTTTACGAACCAGATCGGGAAAAACCATTTACCTACCGGCGAAGACTAAACAGGTTTAAAGATGAAAAAGAACGTAAGCAAATTGAAAAACTGCTTCTAAAGCAGATGACAGTTTTGCTTGATGAGAAAGATTATAATCCTAGAACAAAACAATTCATGTTTGAAGAAGAAGAGTTGAATCCAAATCTATCATTGAGCGAAGCATTAGAGAAAGCGCTGGAAAGAAAAACTTATACACCGGAACATGTAAAAGTTGTTGTATCTGCATTAAATCGATTTAAGTTGAACTTGACAAAATTGGAATTGGATTACCTTAAAATCAAAGATGTTGAGCTGATCCATGTGAAAAAAATTCTCGAAGCCTGCAGCCTGTCAAACTATAGTTATAATCAGTACAAAAAAATGCTGTCATCTCTTTTTACAGATCTGGTTGATGAATCCTGCTTGAAAGTAAACCCTTGTACCGGGATTAAATCAAAAAAGCATATTGTAGAGAAAAAGGAAATATTCACGGATAAAGAACTTGAAAGAATTGCTGAAAGAATTCTAAAAGATGCTCCATTGTTTTATAACTTTTATCAGATCTTTTATATGTCCGGATGCAGGATACCAGAAATGATCGGATTAAAAGCCAAAGATGTTAATTTAGAAAAGCAGGAATATACTATTTTACTAAAAAAAGGAGATTTATATGTTCGAGAAAAAAGAGCTATCGTTCCTGATGCAATGGAGTTTTGGACGCGACAAATGAAAAAAGTGAAAGACGATCAATATATTTTTTCTTATGGCTTTATTCCAGGGGACACATTGTTAACAAGGGATTATGTTTATAAATTCTGGAAGAAAAAAATAAGAATTGGTACAATTTACAAGTTAAAGTACACATGGCTGGATAAGGTTGAAGAGGCTCATTATAGCGCACAAATCATGGCCGGGCACCGTGATGATAGAACAACATCAATTTACACAGTAGGGCGTGAAAAAAGGAGATTAGAAGCTCAGAAGCAAATTAAAATCAAAATGTTTTAATAGCAGGGACTATAAGTAGTCCCTTTTTTATTACCTTATGGGAAACCGTATTCCTAATTATGTAAATAAATGTATATTTGTCTATAACTAATAAGAATGATAATAAAATTAATTTGGAGCTTAAATCCTCCTAAAGAGAGTGTGTTTCAAACCCTTTCAAAATTACCACAAAATGAGCAATGAATTAAAAATTAGGATCGTTAGGGATTCTCAAGGTAATGATCTTGATCTAAACAGGATTAGCATTGAGGCGGCAGATGCTTTAAATATATTTATAGATTCTCTTTCTAGTTTTGCCAAAACATATGATGATACTTCTGGTATTAAAATGCGCCTGGACAATGGATCTGTTACAGCTTGTTTGGTGCTGCCTGACGACGGCGCAAATATAGCGGATGAAATAGAGGAAATAATGATGAATAGGTCACAGAATAATGAAAGGATTAAGCCTCTAAAAACAATTCAAGATAAAATTCAACAAAACGGTTCAGTATACGAAGTTTATCTTAAAAAAAATAGCGCTCAGGAAATAAATGTAACAAATTACTTTAAAGGAGATAAGTTTCAGACAAGGAGACAGCAATTAAATAGAGTATATGCAATAGAATTTATTAAAGGTAATCTCTATGCAATTGGAGGAAAAAAGAATCCTAATGTTCATATTGAAGATTTAGAGAGTAATACTACGTCTAAAATTTCTTGCTCTGTTGAGGCTGCAAAAGTTCTTAATAAAGGATTATATGAAGAAATGTACTTTTCAACAATTAGGACAGAATCCGAGCAGGGTATTTCTCATAGTTATGTTGATAATTACTCAAGTCTTGAAGATTTTCAGAATTTCAAAACACTACATGAAACCTTATTAAGCACAGATAGTATTGAAAAATACGATATTATTTATGATTATATTTTAGAAGTCGTAAATAATGAAGATAGATCTAATGAGGAAATTATTAAATTAATGACTTTGTACAACAATAAATTTAGTGAGAAAGGAATTGTCCGAACAATACTCATGACCCTAAAGCCAATAATTGAAAGAGAGACAGGGTTAATACCGCATTATCAAAGTTTAGTAGAAACATTTAGGTCAAGAAGTAAAACTGGGAAGATATGAGTTTAGATTTAGAAAATCAGTTAGTAAAATACAATGAAAGAAATCTTCCAAACACCTTTGTTTCATTAGCAGTTACTTTAGGTGATAGCAATATACCTGAACATGCAGTAATATTAATACGATATCGAACAGTTGACTATATCTTTCATTTTCCTGGAGCAGATCCTCCATTAATAGAAAACATTACTTCTAGAGTTGATCCAGTTTTATTTTACAAAATTCTTGACAATTTTGATACGGAGGACGATTCTGATGTTGGAGCTTTTTTAAGACAATGTCAAAGAATATGTAACGAAACAGATATAACTTATGGATTTATATTCGATGCATCTACATATGGGGAAGACGGAAGGTATTTGAGCCTTTCCGGGCTACCCGAGATTGCAAGTTGTGTCGGGTTTTGTGTAAATGTCATTTCTAAATACGTTATTGATTTTTCCAGCACATATTTTAATCTCGATGATTGGGATGATAGCGGAATAGAAGGTCGTATCGCATTTTTTGACCAATGGGCACAGGAGGAAGTAATAAAAAAATACCCATCAGTTGATTGGAGCTTGTATAATGCATTCAAAAAAAGGATTACCCCATTAGAGTACCTGTGTTCAGGCTTCTGCAGTGTTTACCCAATTACAAAACAAACTATAGAAAATATTAAACCATATGTAGAAAGAGAAATAGCAAGAAAATTGGCTTAAAAATATAAATACATGTTAAGATTATGCCCCGTATTCCGGGGCTTTTTTATATAAGAACGATTTTTACTTTCAATCCCAATTCCTTGGCAATGTTAATCATGCTCAAAGTTCCTTTGCTTTTACTGTCCCAGAAAGCTATAAGCGCGTCAGCATATTCTGCCATTTCCCTGTTGCGAATCGGGCCTGCTTTTGGACCTAAATCCCAATTAGCAGGAAAACGGGAAATATTGTAGCCATTCTCTACAGCATATCTTTCCCCTAAAAGATCAGCTCCCCGGGCGCCTCCAGAAATTATTTCAATTTCCTGATAGTTCTGCAAATAATAATCACACCTCTCCTTCAAGAAAGAATAGTCCTCAAATGTTCGGGTTCCGGCAATGATTACTTTGAACATATTTATTAAAGTATAACTTTAGATAAAAAATATAAATTGTTGTTAAATAGTTGTTGGAATATTCGTTCCTCGTTTTTATATTTGTACCGTCAATACTTCATGCTTACTAAATAGCTATAAACTTTACGAACATAAAAAAGCCACTTTAAGGGTTTACACTGCGACATGTATGATGTATTGACACCCCTTATTGTGGCTTTATTTTTTTAGACAATGACAAATATAACAAATTTTGGTGGAAAAATCGGAAATGAATTAATTAGAATTTCCGAACAAAATGGGAAACAGGCTGTATCAGCCAGAGAGCTGTATGAATTTTTAGGTTATGATCTTAAAAACTGGAAAAGATGGTACCTGAAAAATATAGTTGAAAATCAATTTGCAGTAGAAAATGAAGATTATCAAACGTTCGTCATTGAGAGGAACGGTAACGAAACGCTAGATTTTGCCCTGTCCATTGATCTTTCAAAAAAAATATCAATGATGGCAAAGACTGTTAAGGGTGAAGAGGCAAGAGATTATTTTATCAACTGTGAGAATAATTACAAAAATTCAATTCAGATTTTCCAAAATGATCCCTTCATCCAATTACGGATGAATCAAATTCAGCAGCAGCAACAGATTGTACAATTGGAGACAAAAGTTCAAGAAATAGAAGCAAAGACAACGACAAGACCAGATTATTTTTCAGTTATGGGATATGCTATTCTCAACAAAATTACTGTCGGACTAACATTAGCATCAACCATAGGAAGAAAAGCGGCAGCGATTTGCCGGAAAAACAATTTGCCAACAGACGAAGTTCCGGACCCAAGATTTGGAAAAGTCAAACTTTACCCTCGCAATGTCTTGGAAGATGTTTTTAATCAAACAGTATTCGCATAAAATAGAGCTCCAGTAATTGGAGCTTTTTTATTTCTTTCTTATTCCTAGATAATCAAACTAAGTTATTTCCTTGCCTTTATTGTACTCTTTTTTTTGAAAGTGGTAGGCATTGTTGTATTCAAACTGGAATGTATTCGATTTTGTAAACTGTCTATAGTAATAGTCGTAAGACCTTATATCTCGTATTTCTGAAGGCAGAGCAGATATAAGGTCTTTTAAATTACTGTCGCAGCCAATCACCTCATTATTTTTTATTACAAAAAACAGCTTGCTAACATTTTGATTCATAAGGATATTTTTATAATGCAAATATACATTTAAATATTTGTAAAACAAGCGAAATTTTTCACCTTGAAAATCAAATAGTTACAAATAATCGTAAGAATAATTGTAATTATATTTGCATAATACAAATAAACGTATGTATATTTGTAACATCAAAACGAAACAATAATAACAAATAAATAATACCATTATGAAAACAGTAGCTAACACAGACAAAATGTTTATGATCGAAGTAACTAACATTGCAATGCCTCAGGCTGATGACGCAAATTTTGATGTAGAGGGTGTTATACATGAAAGAAAATTTTTCGAAACTGAAAAAGAAGCAAAAAAATACTTCAATAAGATAGTTAAAGAGAATGACATGAGAGTAATAAGAAATATGGCCCGTGGTAATCACAAAGAACTTTATTTAACGCCTGTACAGCCTTCTTACGCTGAGAAATTCAAATAAGTACAATGAACCTGGGTAAGTTCAAAAAAGGCCCTTAATTAACCTTACATATATTATACCATGAAAAACACCATGCCGACATTAAAACCAAGAAAACAAGCAAAAGAAAGAGAAATATATTTCATGCAGGCCGTGGCCCTTACGAATTACGCTAAGCTCTGCAACAAATTAAAAGAAGTGCCGAATCTTGATGTAATACATACGCTGGCCAATAGCGAAGACATAAAGAAGTTAATAAAATCAAATAATCTATTCATTTCACAATTTGAACAATCAGCGGGGTAAAGCCCGCTTTTGGTGGTAAAAGACAAAAAAAATACAGCAATATGAAAACTTCAAATACCTTCAGAAAAACAGTAATGCTGCGAGCATATCACATAATGCAAGAAACTGGCAAAGAGTGGGCAGAATGCTTGCGTAAAGCTTGGCAGTTATACCGAATAAATAAAGAGATGCACCAAGGCGAAGTAACATTTTATTTCGAGAAAAAAGACGGTTCTATAAGAAAAGCGATCGGCACGTTAAAAATTGACTACGAATTTAAAACACAAAGCCAGCCGAGTACTTCTACCTTTTCATATTTTGATGTAGATATAAATGATTGGCGTTGCTTTAAAATAGCTAATTTTATCGGCCTTGCTACTGTAGATCACTTCATGCCATTAATGACCGAATTGCCTACCGGCAGCAACTATATTAAGCCTAAGGCTCAGAACCTAAGAAACAGAAGACAAAAACTAATAAGCAAATAAATATGAAAACTAAAAAAAGACCCTCAACAGTTCAAAGACGCAGAATGAAAATCGTTACAACGCCTAAGGCGTTAATAACTAAAACAGAAGAAAATGAGCAGGTAAAACCTCTCTTTTTGATCATGCAAAAGAAATATTTTGACCAGATCGAAAAAGGCGAGAAAATCGAAGAGTATAGAGACGACACATCATTTTACCGATCAAGACTACTAAATAAGGCGCAAACCGCATTTAAAAGATATAACACGGTTATTCTGCAAGAGGGTTACCACAAAGGGGCCAGAAGAATGATTATCGAAGTAAAGCAAGTAACATTGAACAATTATTTTACTATTCACCTGGGCAAGATACTTGATCGGCAAAATTTCTAAGCATAATCAAAATAAGAAAATTAACCACTCTAATTATTTGAGTGGTTTTTTTGTGGTTTAAAAATCAAATATGTATAAAGCAATGCTTTAGTTGTTGTTTGTATATATCAATAAGTCAATGTAATAAATAATTTTGTTATAAGATGATTACGGCCGAATTAAGAAGCAAATACAAAGGCAGAAGCATTGAGAGCCTTATTGATACTTTACAGAAGCTTGTAAACGCTAAAGTTCGTAAGAGAGACAGTAAAGACGGGTATTTTATCTGCATTTCGTGCGATGAAATGAAGCCAGTACAACAGATGAATGCCGGGCATTATTTTGCCAAAGAATTTTATAAGTCGGTACGGTTTGATCTCGATAATATGCACGGGCAATGCGTAAGATGTAACAAGTATTTAAGCGCGAATTTGATACCGTATAGGTCGAATTTACTTTTAAAGATAGGTGAGCATCGTTTACGTCAATTAGAACAAAAAGCAGCCTTAAAAAACTTCAAATTCAGTCGTGACTTTTTGATTGAACAAATAGAAAAATATAAACATGAAAAATACTAAAGAACTGTATTTGGTTCTGACCAAAAAAAACTTTGTTGATATTCTTAAAGGTGTCAAAAAAGAAGAGTACCGAGCATTCTCAGATTATTATATCGAACGCCTGGGTGAAGTTGATGCAGATGGTGAGTTAATCGGGACAGTTGTACCTGAAGCTATTCGCTTTCAGATGGGATATAGCAAAAATGCACCCCAGATGGTTGTCCAGTGTAAAGATGTTCTTATTGATGTTGATAAAGATGTCAAAGAAGGCGAAGACCTGACAACCGAGAACAGCAATTTCGCCTTAATTCTAGGTGCTGTACTCGAGAGTTCCAACTGTGAAAAATTAATTGTTTAACCTTAAATACGATTGCAATGTCAGAAGCTACAGCAAGAAGAGCAAGAAGAGCGGTAAGTCGATCTTTCGCCAGAATTGCGCCAAGAGTAATTAGACGTAGAGGATAATGGATTTATCAGCTACATTAAGCAGTATCATTTCCCTGTCAAAAAAACATGACAGGGTGATACTCTTTCATTCTGGGGCGGGAAAGGATAGCATTGCGCTGCTTAACATGATGGCGCCTCATTTCCGAGAAATCGTCTGTGTTTACATGTACATGGTTAAAGATCTGGAACACATAAACCGGTATATACATTGGGCAGAAAAGAAATATCCGAATTGTCGTTTTATCCAAACTCCACACTATGCACATTACAATAACAAGAAACATGGGGCCTTCGGAGCTGAACCGGTGAAATACGCAGAGTGGAATGTTTCAAAGATCAACGAAAAAGTAAAGGAAGAGACTGGCATTGAATGGGCGGTACTTGGGTTCAAGAAAAACGATTCTCTTAATCGTAGATTGATGTTGAATTCCTATCCTGATAGTATGACAAGTGAATCCGGCCAGAAGCTTTACCCGTTGGCGGATTGGAGCAATAAGCAAGTACTGGCATATATTAAGAAAAACCGATTGATTGAGCCAATAAAATATGGGAATACCGGAAACGTACGCAGTCAGGGTACTGATGTCACAGACCTGTCTTTTCTGCTTTGGTGTAAACAACATTATCCAGGTGATCTGAAAAAGATCATTGAAGAATTCCCGGACGTGGAAAGAATCCTATTCGAGTATAACCATTCACAAAAACAACGTGCATAATAAAGTAAAACAGAGTGAGACAATTATCCTGAAGCGTTCAGAGATAACACCAGCGGACTACAACCCTCGTACTATTACTGAGGATGCGAGAAAAGCTTTAAAGAAAAGCATCAAAGAGAATGGTATTATAGGTGGTATGGTTTGGAATAAGCAAACTGGGAACCTCGTATCTGGGCATCAAAAGCTAAGTATTGCTGATGAAGTGAATAAGTACGAAGCTGGAAATGATTATGATATCAAAGTAGAGGTGATTGATGTGGACCTGAAGAAAGAGAAGGAATTGAATATTTTCTTCAACTCGAAAGCTGTTCAGGGCGAAATGGATTATAAAAAGCTTGCTCAGATATTTCCGGATATCGACGCTTCTCTGGCCGGTCTCGATGATGTAGATATTTCCATGATTGAAATTGAGCTACCAAACACAGATGACATTGAGATACCGAGCTTTGAGCCTCAGGAGGAGAAGAAGATCAATACCGAATATGAAAAGGCGATCACCCAAGAGCTGAACAACACAAAGCATGTTCCGGAAGCCAGTCTTAATGAAATGGAGCGTAAAGAAGCTGCAGAAGAATTGACACCTGAGGAAAAGAAAGCAAAGATCAAGGAGATCAAGGAAAAAGTAAAAGAAGGTGCCAGATTAGATGGCGATCCATACTTTACAGTATCCTTCTCTGATTATGACGCTAAAGTGATGTTTCTCGAATACCTGGGCTTTAATCCGGAAGACAAATTCATCAAAGGTGAAGAGCTGCAGGAAAAAATAGATGAAGTCTATGCGAGTTGACAAGCAGGCCAGTACATGCAGCAAATTCATGTACACCACAGAGAGAGAAGCGCAGGAAATCATCACCAAATGCAAATCTGCCAGCAGTAGAAGTAAAATACCAAAAAGAAAGTATTACTGCAAAGAATGCGGAGGATGGCATGTAACAAGTCAGAAAACAAAATCAAAATTTCAATAGTATGAAAAGAGAAGATATACAGAAAGCGGTTGAAGTAGATAATGAGATCTTAGAAATCGAGAGATCAATTACCGCATGGAAGAAAAGCGCAAAATTCAATGGCAGTTCTAAAATTCAAATAAGAGAACCATACATGCAAGGATCTTATTTTGATATAGACCTTTCAGCAATACCATTTGAAGAGTTGAAAAACACTTTTATTAAATCTTTAGATGAGCAGAAAGCTAAGAAAGAAGATTTGCTGAATATTATTTTACAATAGAGTTATGGCAACAAGAAGCAGAAAGACAAATTACAGAAATATTTAACATTACTTAATATGGCAAATGTAGATTCATATACAGATGAGGAATTAAAAGAAGCTCTTATAAAATCAAATGGGCAGCCAACAGTTGCAGCAAAGATGTTGGAAGTCACATACATTTCCGTGTATGGTCGTATTCGTAAAAATCCTGAATTATTAGACATACAGAAGTCAGCAAGACAAAAGACATTCCAGGACCTCCATAATTTTCAAATTGGCGCTGTATTAGGAGGAACAATGAAGACACCAGAATTTGACGAAGAAGGAAGCATCAAGAAAGATGAAGATGGTAAAATAGTGTATTATGATGCAGCTGTTGGCGTCAATACCCGAATGGAGTATGCTTCCAGATTGATGACACTGTTTAAATCTGACGAAGGAATAAAAGATGAGACAGATATAAATATTAAAAGTGCAATTGATCCCTCCAAATTATCTGATGATACTCTTAATGATTTGATGACAGCTCTTAAAAACGATGAGAAGTGATAAAATTTTACTTTCCCAATTAAAAATACAGCTCTTTGAAATCTATGTAGAGAAATTCAGAAGGGGAAATTTTGATTTTATTACAACTCACCAAGGTGAAAAGCATTTAAAACAAGAAGAAGCCTTAAAGATCCTTTGTGACAAAGATACAAGAGAGTTCCTTTATGGCGGTGCTGCAGGTGGTGCTAAATCCTGGACCGGTGCAAGCTGGTTGCTTTTCATGTGTCTCCTTTATCCTAATTCCAAATGGTTCATAGGCCGAGAGGAATTAAAGCGTATTCGTTCTTCAACATTAATCACTTTCCAGAAAGTTTGCAAGGCATACAGTATTCCGGCAAGCGAATGGAGTTACAATGGTCAGGATAATTATATCCAGTTTAAAAACGGTTCCCGTATTGACATGTTGGATCTGCAGTTTAAGCCAAGTGATCCACTATATGAAAGATTCGGTTCCTTAGAGTATACCGGTGGATGGATAGAGGAAGGAGGAGAAATCAACTTCGGGGCTTTTGATGTACTAAATACTAGGGTCGGCCGCCACCTCAACAAAGAATTCGGCTTGGTTCCGAAAATGTTCGTTACCTGCAACCCGAAAAAGAACTGGATGTATTCCCACTTCTATAAGCCTTTCAAGGAAAATATTCTGTCGCCGATTCAGAAGTTTTTACAGGCTTTTGTGCAGGATAACCCGTTTATTGACAAGCTCTACATTGAACAGCTTGAAAACACCAAAGACAAGGCAAAGAAGGAAAGACTTTTAAAAGGGAACTGGGAATATGATGATAACCCTTATAAGCTTTGTATTTATGATAAAATTCTGGACCTGTTCCGGAATGATCACCTTACAAATGAGAAGAAAAAATACATCACTGCTGACGTAGCAAGGTTCGGATCTGATTTAGCAGTTATCGGTGTATGGGAAGACTGGGAATTGATAGAAGTACATGAGTTTGAGATTAGCAAGACAACGGAAATTCAGGCATGCATTAAGGTCCTACAACAAAAGCACTCAATTCCGAAAGATCAATGTATTGCTGATGCTGATGGCGTAGGAGGAGGTGTAGTCGATAACCTGGATATTATTGGATTCCATAATAACGGCAGACCATTTGATGAAGACTTGGGAGACGAAAAAGACACTCCTAAATATAAGAATGCTCAAACACAGTTACTCGTTTACCTGGCTGAAAAAATAATCAATAAGAGCAAAATGTTTATTTCCGCGGAATTATCAGAAGAACAGAAAGAAAGGATCAAGGAAGAACTAGACACTATAGAACAGGATCCAGATTATGACATCATAACCTTAGTAAATAAGGCTACAATCAAAGAAAACATAGGAAGATCCCCTGACTATCGAGATATGATCCTAATGAGAGCTTATTTCGATTTCAACAAACCAATCAGAAACAATTTGAACAGAATAGCATCTTTAATATAATGGACGAGAAATATTATCAACTACAGACCATCGGAGAGAAAATAGCCTATCTTAAAGATAACGGAATTCCTCTGCCAAATATTGAGCAGTTTAATTCTGAATGGGATGAAACCCGCCACCGTATAATGACAGATCTGTATAATTATCCTGATCGCATTGTTGAGTATGAGTATACCGATGAAAAAGGAGAGAAGAAGGAAGGGAAACGTATAGAAAAGCTTAACCGTATACCGTTGGCATATCAAAAGGATATCGTAGCGAATGCAGTAACTTTCTTGTATGGTAATCCGGTGAAGTATACTAACAATATTGAAGATACGTCCTTATATGATGCTTATTTAAAGCTAGTCGACAAGGAAAAGCTCATGTTTGTAGACAGGGAAATAGCTAAGACAAACGGACGTTTCACTCAGTGTGCAGAATTGTGGTGGGTAGAAGATGAACCAAATGAGTTTTATGGATTTCCTTCTCAATTCCGAATGAAAGTAACATTGCTTTCTCCGGATAAAAACAAAATGTATCCATACTTTAATGACCAAGGAGACATGATTGCATTCCTGAGAGAGTATGAGAAGCGTATCGAGGGTGTCAAGGTCAAATATTACGAAATATACACCGCAGACAGAATTGCTATTCTAAGAGATGCTAACGGAGGGATAGAGCTTGTTTCTGAAAGTGTCAATTCAATAGGTAAAATTCCTATTGTCTGGTATTCCTTTGAAAATGTTGAGTGGTCCAAAGCTCAGAAAGCCATTGAAAGGCTAGAGGAAATTGCCAGCGACACCGGTGAGGTGAACAAGAAGTTCTCTGCGCCAATTTTGGCCCTTACAGGTGAGGTTACCGGAAGTTTTTCCAAGGATAAAACTGGAAAGGTGCTGCAGCTTAACGGAGATAAAGCCAGTGCAAACTTTGTGCAGCCTCCTAATGCCAGTGAATCCCTTTCTAATGAAAAGGAAAACCTAGAAAGCATCATCTACAAAATGACAAATTCTGTCAATATTTCCCCAGAAGCCTTGGAGGGGTTAGGAAACATGTTAGCCACTGAAAACGCTGCTTTTCTCTTTATGTTGCCGCACCTGAAGGTAATGGATAAGATGAGCGTGTATGTACCAGCCCTGAAACGGAGAATGTCCATTGTTAAATCTTTCTTCCATTTAATGAATACGGGTTTCCGCAATAGCGATCTGGATGCTGAACCGGTTATTACTCCTTACATCATAAACAACGAAGCTAAGTTCTATGAAATGCTAATGTCTGTCAATGGAAATCAGCCGTTATTCAGTCAAAAAGCAACAATGGAGAAGGCCGGAATCAAGGACGTGGACAAGATGCAAGAGGAGATTAAGAAAGAAACTCCAGTTCCTCCAAAAGAAATTTTGAAAAATTCTGTATAAATTTTTTGATAATTAGAATTTATTCATTATATTAGAGATAGAGCCATATAAAACAAATGGTATAAACGTTATGAAGAAGGATAGTCAATTAATAATCAAAAAAATTGAAATGGAGAAGATCAAAAAGGTCGCAGCTGAAATTAGTAAGCTAGGAGAGGAATTAAGCAATAAACTTAATAAAGCTGGTATATCTTTACAGGGTCTAAATATTGTCACGCCCGAAGTGTGCAAAATAGACTGGTCGAAAGTATCAACAAAAACGGGAGCAGATTACCAAGTATGTAATTATAAGGTCAATCCAGATTTAGAATTTACACCTCCTATCTACATTAGATTGAAAATCGATTAGTGGCATTAATCATAAAATGCTTTTACGGCCTTCTCTTTGAGAGGGCTTTTCGTTATATTTGTGGAAATTAAAAATTTATGGAAACAATCAACAAGACATTTGAATTAGAACTGGAAGGAACACCTGTAAAAGGAATTATCACATCATTATCTGATGATGAACTAGATGGTATAAAAAATTTAGGAAGTGAAGAATATTCAGGCGCAGCATTTAAAGCTCTAATATTGACAGCTCCAGAATTAGGAGCAACCTATTTTGAAAATGAAACCCCAAAAGTTTTTGTTGTTGGATACAAAGGAAAAGAAGGGCAACTAGGTTCTATTGAAAATGGAGAATTTAAACCTTTTTACAGTGATGATATGGTAATAAGGAAGATCTCATTAAATATCTTGGAAGTATTAATGTTAAATGATAATACCGGACATTTTAAAGCTTAACAAAACAGCCCCTTAGTTGGGGCTTTATTGTATTAGTACAAATTCGTTTACAGGAGCCACGTATTCTCCGCCAGTGTCAAGTTTGATAAGCCATGATGTTGGTTGATCAGGCGAATTTGACGGGATTACCTTTACAAAGATTCCTATAATTCCGGAAGGGATATGTTTCACTCTTTTCATATTACTTTTTTTATAAAGTTAACTCTTTTCTTTTAAGTGCAAAGAAAAGGTTATGGAGTTAATATTCCTCAATTTGTTTTAAAAGAATATCTGCTTCTTCTTTTGTCTTCGGCTGAGGGGCATTCTTGAATAGCAGCCCGTTTTTAGGGGAGGCTCCGGATATTGTCTTGTCTTTTTGAAAGGTAACACAATTCCAGATGTTCTCTGTTAATTCTTTTTGATAATTGTAGCAGAATGTTTCTCCATTCGCTTGGCGGATAGTCTCTTTTTGATATCCGTTTTCTTCTAAGAAGCTGTAGAAATTAAAGTTGTTCATAGTTTATTAATCTTAATGGTTTTTCTCTTTTCTTTTTTAAGAAATTCAATGTCAGATTTCAAAGAATCTCTTTTCTCTGTAAGGAAATGAATTTCGTTTCTGAGATTATAAGAAGTCATTTTTATATGATCTCTTCGATGATGTAAAATATATAACAGTGCTTCATGGGAAGTGAACAATTTCCCGCATTTTTCGCAATTATGCTCGTTTAATTCTTCATCAATTTCTAAAGCATGGGTGCAATATCTTTGCTGAAGTGATATAACATCTGCTTCTTCCTTTTGTTCAAACCTTTCTCTATTCAAAGGCTTAACAAACATTTGGATAATTTGACCTTCCATGAGTATTTTATTTTGATGAATTAATAGCTTCAAATTCTAAACACCATCCTAGATTTCCATCATCGGCCTTTTTCTGCGGAAATACTTCATCCAATATGATATAGAAAATCAATTTCGGTATTTCTCTTCCTATTATGATCTGATATTTCTCAAAGACAATATGTTTAGCAACCGCAATATCTGATGGTAAAAATATTTCTCGTAAAGATGGGAATGATAAATTATGTTTTTTCGGATTAGCTAAACATTCTTTGTAAGCTGAAACCATTTCTTGATTTATAGTCATATCCTTTATTGTTTAAGCCACTCAATTGCCTTATGAGTGAAGATTGATTTTTAGATCGATATTCTCTTTGAAGGGAATTCTGCTTCCATTTGGTTTCTCAACCATTCTAAGACCTTCTCTGTATCAAATAGTACTTTAGTTTTCTGTTTTCTGTTTTCGTAGCCCCCCAGGATTATACCCTCCGGGAGAAGCTTGTTCTTTAATAGCTTATGAATAGAGCTTCTATCTTTCCCAATTACTCTGCAGAACTCTTCAAAAGTCAGAGTGATTTTTTTTACTCTCTCAATCCTATAAGCAGCCTCCATCATATCAATCACAAGCAAATCAGCTGTTCTTTTCCTTAGTAATTCATCCATAATTAGAATTTATATGGTTATAAAGTAAAACTTTAATTAACTACTGCTAAAATACGAAAAACGTTATTGTTATACAATATTAACAAAGGTAATTTTGAACATAATAAATAACAATCTAAGTAATGTTTGAACAAGAGATCCTACAACAGCTAAAAACCAGATACAAGAATCTGGGGTTAAGCGAAACTATTTTGAAAGCAAAGGCAAAGCAACTGTCTAAGGCGGTCGAAAAACAGGAAGACATTGAAAATGCAGTAGCAGGGGTTGAAGATGACTTGGCAATATTCCAGTCATTCGCTGACCAAAACAGAACGTTGGCAAAGAAGATCGAGGATTTGGAAAAAGGGAAAGGGGCGGATCCAAAGCCTGAACCTACACCTAAACCAGAAACAGGCACTCCAAATCCTAATCCAGCACCAACGGGCGATGTTCCTGAATGGGCTAAGGCTTTAATTGAAAGCAATAAAACGCTGACTGAAAGTCTTACAAAAATTCAAGAAAAGGAAGCTAAACAAACAACAGCACAAACCCTGCAAGCAAGATTCACTGAGTTAAAGATTCCTCAATCTTTTCAGAAGCTTATTCCTATGGATAAAGTTTTTGCTACACCAGAAGAAATGGAGGCTTTCGTAACCGAGCAAAAAGCAAACTATGATGCAGTTGCACAAGAGTTTGGTAACGCTGCATTGGCAGGAGCGCCTAAGCCTTTATTCGGAGAAGCTAAAAAGGAAGGAGAGGTTTCGCTCGATGTTCAAGCATACCTAGATGCTAAAAAACCAGCAAAAACCAATGAATAATATTAACGACGATTTCCAAGCAGGGAGACAGATTGTTGTTTTTGATCAAATTGACGCAACCTATCCGGGTGGAGTTCATATTTCAAAGACAGACGCAGCAGCTCGTTTCACCAATGGAGTAATTCCAGCCGGAACAGTAGTAGTTCCAGATACTGACGGAAAATATAAGGTTTTAAACGTAGCCTTAACAGCTTCAAATTTAGCTGGCACAATCGGACTTGTGAGCCATGATATTAAAGTGGACGATTTCCCTTTAGCATCAATCATCATGTCCGGTACCGCTAGAATTGATGCTTTGCCAGACCTAGAAAAAACAGGTGTAGCACTGTTAGCTAAAGCTTTACCAAGAATCTCCTTCATTTAAAAACACTAAGCAATGATTATAAATGCAAATAACATAGTACCGGAATTTTCCGCGTCAAATATGAACGCAATCATCAATGCGTATACTTTGGGAGATTTACAGTACAGAAACTATTTCCCACTTCAATTTCAAACCGATTTAACTTTTCAGAATCTTGAATCTACGACTTCTGCTAAAGTAATGGCGGATATCGTTTCTATCGGTTCTAAAGCACCAAGAAAAGGCCGTGATTTCATCGCTGCAATGAAAGGTGAGATTCCTAAAATCGAAATTGCCCGAGATCTTGACGAACATGATCTTATTAAGATTCAGCAGTTAAGAAACGCGGTCCAGTTGAACCCAACAAATGCTGCCATTAAAAACCAGATGATCGATAAGATTTACGGAGATTCTACATTTTGTCTTGACGGGGTAAATGCTAGAGCTGAATACGTTGCCAAAAGATTTGCATCAACTGGGAAATACAAAACTACCGTAGCAAACAATTCTGGTGGAGTAGCAGATGTATCAGTTGATTTCAAAGTAAGAATTGTTAATGCTGCAAAAGATTGGTTTACTGCTGCTGATGCTGATCCGGTGAAAGACATTCAGACCTTACAAACAGAAGCATTAAGCAAGGGTTATCGTTTCTCTACTATAACAGTAGATCAGGCTACCGCAAACCAATTGCCAACAATCAAAGCAATGCAGGAATTTGTTTATGGTGTAGCCAATAACGGCGGGACTACTCAGATGTTCAGACCTACTCTGGAAATGATCAATACGAGACTTGCTCTTTATGGTCTACCAACAATCAGAATCTGGGAAACTTTTGTGAATGCTGAAAGCAAAGCCGGAACTCTTGTCGCCACGAATGGATGGGAGCCAGGCAATGTTTTACTATCTGTATCTCCTGTTTTGGGTGCTACTCAGTATACAACAACTCCGGAATTCAATATGACGTTTGGTGATACTACATCACAGACTGTAAGTGATGGATTTATCCTTGTGAAAACATTTGGAGTTCAAGATCCAATTTTGGTTTCTACAAAGGCAACAGCGTTCGCACTTCCTGTACTGAATGATACTAAGAAAAACGTAATTCTGAAAACGAAACTAGCATAATGACTATCGGGGAGTACATACAAGAAAAATTATCTCTTTGGTCGGTTGAGTATTCCGATGGAATGGTTGCAGCTGAATTAGCTCGCATTGGCCTTGATCCATCCGAAACCATAACGAATGAAATTAATCTGGACATTTTCTTCTACAACGTAATCCCCGACATCATTAACATGCCTTCCAGTATTTCTGAGGGTGGTTATTCGATATCATATGATAAAGCCACTCTTTTGAAATACTACTCAATGGTAGCCAGAAAGCTTGGTAAGCCTGATTTGTTCTCTGATAATACAATCACAGATATAACATCGAAATGGGGATAAAGCAATTTCCTTACACACTTAAAGTCTTAAAGAAAACAGAAGCTCAATATGATCCGGACACTGGTAACTGGATACCGGGCACTGAAGATTGGGTAACTGTTTCTAAATGTCGTGATGAAGGAAACGGAGGAGGAAACAGAATCGTGACCACTGACGGAGAAATATATGTGTTTGGAGCAGTGGTATATCTGCCAAAAAACAGTCCATCTGTTGAATTGGGGGCTAAAATCAGAGTTTTCGATAAAGAAGGAAATACGAGGCTCGAAGGAGACAATAAGCTATTCAAAAAAGAACAACTGCACGCAAGATTATGGGTTTAACATTAGATAGCTCCGGATTTGAAAGGCATATTACTCAGGTAGTACAGAATACTGAAGCCAAAATGGTCCAGATTCTTGCGGATGCCGGGCGAACTATTGCGGCAGCAGCGAGGGCAAACGGTAATTATAGGGATGTTTCCGGAGATCTGAGAAATTCAAACGGTTTTCTATTGATGATTGATGGTGTAATCAAGGCAGAAGAGTTCCTTTCAGGTAATGGAGGATCAAAAGCCCGATCACTTGCCTTACAGGTTGCAGATACTTCGATAGATACTATTTGTCTTGTAGTGGTTAATGGAATGGACTACGCATCCAAAGTCGAAAGCCGTGGTAATGATGTTCTAACCAGCGCAGAACAGTTCGCAAAAAGAACTATTCCACAAATGTTACAACAGTTGAAAAGATGAACACAGTATTAGACGGGCAGCAATGGATTTTTGAGGATTTAACACTGGGAAATATTCGGTCAGTAATAACTGGGAATATTTACAAAGACAAACGTCCATCTGGAAGCAAGAAAGAAGATATAGTGATAAACAGCATTGCTATGGATAATTCCTTCTTACAGGATGGAGTTTTCAACGTCAATTGCTATGTGCCAATGTTGTCGGTAAGCATTAACGGAATAACTCAATACATGCCCGATACAAGCAGAATGGCAATAATTGCTAAAGCAGTGTACAAAATCTTAAATAAGCTTTTCAGACCCCAATACAATCTTGTGATTGAAAGTCATAAAACCTTTGAGGAAGAAGAAGAGAAGGCAAACTATATCAATTTCAGGATAAACCTGAAAGCATACAATTAAACTAAAAAATACAAAAATACAATGGCAGGACAAATTAATATCGGAGTTGCCGAAATCGCTATCGGAGTAATTGCAGCTGATGGTGATATGAGTACCACTTTAGCCCCTTTAGGCTATACAGAAGAGGGTTCCGCACAAATTAACTGGGATGACCCCACAGAAACAGAGTTTAAAGTTGAAGAACTTTCAACACCTATTCATATTCAAAGCACAGACGGGAAAAAGACTATTGTCTTTAAGGTCGCTAATCCAGACCTAGACACATTTGTATCAGCATTCGGAGGAACTAAATCCGGAACAGGAGCTGATGAAGTGTTTAATTTCCCAACCAATACACCTGTGATTGAAAGATCTCTTCAGTTCACGCCTGAGCAGGGAATCGGATTGAGAGTTGCAAGAGCAAAGATCACTGCAAAGCTATCCTCTAATATTGGTAGAGCAGCCTTGCTGGGAGTTGAGATATCTGCAACAGTACTTCAGCCGAAAAAAGCAGGTGTTGCACCAATTGTCGCATTTACTGTATAACCTATAAAGCCTATCTCCGGGTAGGCTTTTTAACAAACTATTCACATGGAAAACATTGAATTAGAGAAGGAAGAAATAGAATTGTTAGTAGGAAATAGCTACAGTTTTGAAACCAATTTTTTTGGCAAGAAAAAGACCTGGAATATTGGGAAGCTTTCGATGGGAAAAATGTTAAGGTTATCAAAGATTTCCATCAAAATCAAAGTAGATGAAGAAGCACTTTCAAATGCTGATCTTTCAATTCAGCTGCCTGCACAATATGAAGCGGTAAGAGACAATGCGGGATTATTAGCTGAAGCTGTGTCTGTTGCTGTGGAAAGCAAGTTGCCAAAATGGTTTCTTAAATGGCACTTCCTAAACTCCCTAAACAGCAAAGATATTATGGATTTCTCTTTGGAGCTCCTGAAATTCTCAAACTATCAAAATTTTATGACCTCTACGGTATTAATGAACGGAAACCGTCCGACCAAAGCGATGCCGATAGAGAAACAGGTCTCAAAACCATCTACGGAGCAATGGGGCAAATCTGCCACCACTTCGGATGGACTTTAGATTACTTGCTTTGGGAAGTAGATTGGCGAATTGTACAGCGAATGCTTATCGACGCGCCAAAATACGAAACCTCGAAAGAGGAAACACAACCTAAGAAAACTATCAACCTTTCTGAACAAACATCAGAAGACTTCATAAATCAGCTATTCAAATAAGTAATGAACACCAATAACGGAGCACTTTATTTCGGGGCAGGAATTAACCTACAACAGTGGCGCAGAGATGTAGATTCTATGCGTAGGGATATTCTGGGACTTTCACAGACTACTGTGCAGGAAACCCGAGTGATGAATTCCGCCTTTAAAGATGCATTTACAGGACTTGCAGGGTATTTCTCTGTTACTGCTATAAAAGGTTTCATTACAGAACTAATAAACATAAGGGGTGAGTTCCAAAAAACTGAAATAGCATTTACCACCATGCTAGGGAGCGGTGTAAAGGCAGCTGAGTTAATGAGCCAAATGGTTAACCTTGCAGCTAAAACGCCCTTTGGTCTTCAGGAGGTTTCCGCTGGCGCAAAACAGTTACTTGCTTTCCAGATTCCGGCTAATCAGGTTGTAGATATTCTTACAAGAATGGGGAATATTGCCGCTGGCCTTGGAGTTCCTCTTTCCAGAATCAACCTTGTTTACGGTCAAGTTAAGGCCAAAGGAAAATTAATGGGGGATGATCTACGTCAATTCACAGAAGCCGGCATCCCTATGATTGCTGAACTCGCTGCTAAGTTTGGCAAAACCGAAGCAGAAATTACCAAAATGGTTTCCGCTGGCAAAATTGGTTTCAAAGACGTGCAAGACGTTTTATTCTCTCTTACAAACGAGGGAGGGATGTTTTACAATTTGATGGAAAAGCAATCTGCATCTCTATCAGGAAAAATTGCCAATCTTGGCGATACCTGGGACCAGATGTTGAATAAAATAGGTGAATCCAACGAGGGTATCTTAAACAGTGCTATCGAAGGTGTTACGAAGCTGGTTGAAAATTATGAGGAAGTGATAAAAGTTCTGCAGATCCTTATTGTTACTTATGGCACATATCGAGCAGCTCTTATTGTTACCAACTCACTACAAGCTGGTGCGGTTGCTCCTGCTGTAATTCAAGGGTTCCGAAATCTGATCATTTTGATAAGAGGAGCTACTGTAGCACAAGCAGCCTTAAATACAGCTACAATTGCCAACCCTTACATTTTGCTGGCCACTGCGATAGCGGGGCTTATTGCTGTTGTGATTACATATCGTAAGGAGATCGACAATCTTCTGCATGATTACAGCGCATTGGCACAGCAAATCAAATATAATGAGAACGTTCAGGAAAAGTATTCCAGTACCTTTTCCAAAGGCATCGTGGATAACCGAGAAAAGATTGTTTCCCTTATTGCTGTCATCAACAATGAAAATTCAAAACTTGAAGACAGGAAACGTGCCTACGAAAACCTTATTAAAATAGATGATGCTTTCCGAGGTGCACTAGATGAGCAATATCGTGCTACCTACAGATTAGGAGGTGCTTTTGATTATGTTATAGCAAAAATGCAGCATTTTGCACTAGTACAAGCGGAAATGGCTGTAAAATCAGAATATCTGAAACAAAACGCTGAAGATGAATTCAATTTGTCTATTGCCAAAGTAAAATATGCCGAAGCAGAAAGAGCTGCTAAAAAGTATGGAGAAATGCTTAAACAAGGCAAGATTACCATTAAGCAGTATTCAGAATACATGAAGCCTTATGAGGATGTTGCAGCAAATCTTATTAAAAGCCAGAAAGCTGTTAATGCTTCCAGAAAAGATGTTGATTATGTAAATAAAGCAGAAAAGGAAAAGCTTAATACGTTATCAAAGCAAGCCGTCATTCTTAGTGCTCAGCTAAGAGGAGGGAAAATGCAAGGTAAGTTAATCACTGATCAGCAGAGAACGGTATTGACGAGACAGCTTGCAGATGTTAAAAAAGAAATGCAGTTACGTCTTGGGCAAGTATTGGAAGATGTGGCAAAGATTGACACCAAAAAAGCTGGTTGGGCTCAAATAATTAAGGATCAAATTGCAGAACTAGAATCTCAACTCGACAGTGCACAAACAGAAGCAGAATACCGAAGAATTCAAGCTAAAATTAAAAAGCTTAATGAAAAGCTTAATCCAAGAAAAACCAAAACAGACAATAAACAGCTTGCAGAATTCCTTCCTTTAGGATCTCCTGAACAACTTCAGCAACAAATTTCATTGCTAGATAAGGCCATGGCTCTTGTTGAAAATGGCATGGTAAAGCTTAGAAGACTGGATAAATACGGAAATGACAAAGACAAAAATGGGAATCCATTTCTAACTGGTGAAATAATAAGCATCGAAGAAGCCGGAAAAAGAAGAGAAGCATTAGATGAGAAACTGAAAAGTATTCAATACAAAAACTTCCAAGAAAAGATTGACGAAGCTGAAAGACAATGGAATAACTATTACCGTATGTCTGAGTACTATGGTAAAGAGGTTGCAGATGCCCAATACAAACAATTGTTTCAAGGTTCTCAGAGTTATTTACAGTATCTGGAAAAACAAGAGCAGGCACTGACAGATTTAGCCGCTAAGGGTATTATTAGCCCTCAGCAAAAAGTTGATCTGGCTTTCATCGGGGAAAAGATACGTAATCTAACCGGAGAAGAAACACCATTTGAAAACTGGAAACGTGATATTGATAATGCATTAAAGTCTCTTCCTTCGTTTGTAGATCAGATTGATAAACTGAATGATGTTGAAGACATTATGTTCAAAAATGAAGGAGGGAATTCAGCATTTTTTCTTCAAGTAAAAAAATATATACAAGAGCAAAAGAGAAACATACTTCAACAACAACAGGATACATATAATGAGTTTTTAAAAGAGCAAGAAACGTTTGAACAAAAGCAGACTGAAATATCTGAAAAGTACAATGATATTAGAGCGAGAATAGGCTTGGAGTCTATTTCTGAACAAGAAAGACTGAGACGCTTAGATGCAGCAGGAAAAGAAGAAGCAAAGGAGTATTCAGAGGCTTTCTTAAAATCTTTTCAGAAAACGAATCTTTGGAAAAAGGCTTTTGGAAATATAGATGCTCTTACGAGAGAAGAAGTAGCAAAGTTAATAACACCATTGAAAGCAAAAATGCAAGAATTGATTTCAATAGGCGCTCCTTCAGAAGAAATAGATAATTATCGGAAAAAAATTGAGGAATTAGAAAAGTTATCTAAAAATAAAGGACCAATTGGGAATCTAATAAATGCTTTTGACAAGTTATTCGAAAAAATAAAAAAGGGAACTGCAACCAATGCAGATTTCAACAATTTTATGGAGGCTTGGCGAGAATTTGCATCCTACATGGAGTATGTAGTATCTATGGTTGGAGAGATCATGGATGCCTTTGGACAAGGAGATGCGGCTCAGTCGATGAAAGAGTTTGTTAAAAATCTGACTACCGCAATTGATGGTTTAATTACTGCTATTGCTAGTTATTTTAAAGGAGATATAGCTGGTATGTTTGCGGGTATTCTTCAAATGGTAGTTGGTATTGTAAAATTGTTATCAACTGCAGGTGATGGGAGAAAAGAAAAAAATATCAGGTCTTGGAAAATAGCAGTTGACGAACTTAAAGCATCTTATGAAGATCTTCAACGAGTAATAGAAAAGACAGCCGGAGAAGCATCTTTAAAAATGCAGACACAGCTAATAGCTAATTTACAAGAACAGCAAAAGCTACTCATTCAGATGCGAAATGCAGAAGAACAGAAGAAAAAAACTGACAGGGAAAAAGTCTCCAGCTATAACCAGCAAATTTCTGATATCAATAATCAAATTTCTGAAATTGTAGACAATTTTAAAAATAAAATTACAACTACTGAATTTAAGGGTCTTTCTGAAAAAATTGCTGACGCCTTAACGAGTGCATTTTCGCAGGGGGAAGACGCCGCTAAATCATTTGACAAAGTAGTTGATGATGTTATGCGTAATGCAGTACAAAATGCATTGCAAGTTAAAATACTTGAGCCCGCTGTTAAAAATATGGTTGATCAGCTTTATAGCTCCATGGGCTTTGGAAACTCTGATACTACAGGGCTGACAGATCAGATAAAAAGTGTTGAAACTCAGATAACAGCAATTAACAGTCAAATACTCCAGGCTTCATCTTCTACAAAACCTCTATTGGAGGCGCAGAAGGCTTCATTACTCCAAACAATAGAAATGCTAAAGCATCAAATTGCTCAATCTAATGTAAATGGAAATTTCGATGGACTTACTGAGAAAGAGCGAGAGGAGTTGAAAGCAATGGGAACGAAAGCTATGCAGGATTATATGGCTGCTATGGAGGAATATAAAGATTTGTTTAATCAGTCTGCTCAAAGTGCTCAGGGCCTTAAAGGTGACATCAAAGGAATCACAGAGAAGACAGCCGGAGCCTTGGAAGGACAGGTTAATGCCATGAGAATAATGCAGGCTGAAGCTTTGAAGCATCAAAAGAATGGATTTGAAGTCATGCGTAGCCAACTGCTTGTACAGGTCCAGATAGAGCAGAACACCCGTCCATTGAGGGATATTTATAAAGAGATCAAAGAACTGAATTCAAAAATCAAATACGGCGCCGCCGGGATAATCTAATGAACTTACAAGAAATCTATATACAGGCAAAACAGATTGGGCTTTCCCACCAGTGCAATGAGAGAATGACTGCTGATCTTTCAATAAGGAATCTCTGCGAGATGTATTTTGATGGGGATGATTGGTCTATGGCGAATGACTTTCCGGAAGTTGAGGTTCTGCGAGAGTACCGGGGCAAGAGTGAAGTATTTGGAATCTTTACCGACTACATTGGAATGCCGAACAATTTGAACAAAGCGGCATTTTTCGGGAATTCGGATATAAAAATGATCTACAACGGCTTTTCAGTTTCCCAGATAGTTCTGCGGCACAATACAAAGGCTAAAATCACAGCAGCAGAAAATGCAATCGTAATAATAAATATCATTGATAATGCAGAGGTTGATATAGAGTGTATCGAAAATGCTAGGGTAGAGGTGTTTCAATATGGGGGCAAGGTAAAGAGTTCTGGCGATGTACGGATCACAAAATCATATTTCAAAAAATGAGTGATATTAAGGTAGAATTAAACGGCATAGACTTTAAAGACTTTGATGTAAGAGTGTCAAAGTACAGCAACCTTATTGGAGAGCTTGAAAGAAAAGATGTTGTTCAATACGATTGGGCAGAGTATCATGGAATTTCTCCAAATCTGCGTAAACCAAAGTTTAAAGAGCGAAAAATAGAACTTGAATGTTTTATCAGGGGTGAAAACTGGGAAGATTTATTTCAAAAGTTTAGAACTTTCATAATTGGTGAATTTTCAAAGCCTGGAACTCAACGTTTGCATATCATGCCTTTTGACTTTAAAACATTGGCCTATGAGGTTTTTGTAAAGGATGAAATAATACCGGAAAAAGTATTTCATGATGGTGAAATGTATGCAACATTCACCATCAAAATGATTGAACCAAACCCTATAAAGAAAATTCTTAAAACAACCCTTGATGAATTCACCCTATCATATGAGATAGATTCTGAAACCGAGATATTCCTTGGAGACGGAACAAAGCTTATAGGCAGGGGTGATGTTAGTTTCACGAAAAGGTACTCCGAACCCTCTTACCAAGGTTCCGGAATCACCCTGATTCAAAACAGTACTATCAATGATACGTTTTATGAAGCCTACACGATTCCAGATAAAGAGAGTATATATGAATTCTCAGTAACAGCAAAATTAACGGCACCGAAAAACATAATTCTGTACGTGATAGGCAGAACGGTTTCCGGGAATTATGAAGTGGTTGCAATCAGCAAAGTTCACCAAGGAATTGCAGGTAAGAATAGAGTTTCGGTTGTTCATGCTGTCAATTTTAGTGACTACGGGAAATTCATTTTTAAAATACTGGATGATACTGGAGCAGAAATACCAGGGATCACCTTTGAAAATCCACGAATCGAAACGGCAGAAATCCTCGGCGAGTGGCGAGATATGCTAGGTAAAGAAAAAATAATAATCATAGCAGGAAACATAGAAGATATGAAGAATCTACAATCACCTGCTGAAACCCTTTGGGATAAAATATAACAGAAATGGGAGAAATAATCGGAAATAATGATCAGGTAACAATAAGCGTAAGTGATCTTGTACCACCATCGAATCTGGCGACAATTGATAAAGATGGGAACGTCGGAAATACCTTCTCTAAAGATCAGTTCAATGAAAAATTTCAGAATAAATCTGATGACTTAGACGAAAAGATTGCAGAAATTAAAGCGCAAGTCGAGACGGACTTTCAAGGAACTTTAAAGCCAACAGATCCCGCACCAACAGCTGACGGCTCATATAAACCGGAAGTATTGTCTGCTGATCCGGGTACTAATTATCCGAACGCCGGAAACCTGAAAGCAATGGAAGGATACGACACAAAGTTCTATAAAAAAGGGGCAGTTTGGACCAAATCTGAAGTAAAGATTCCTGGAAGTACAGCTAAACAAACATTTGACAAGACTGATAATGTAAGTCCTGCAACAATGAAAGCTGCCGCCGATCGTTTTGACCCAGGAATAACTGTATTGAACTCATTTGTGAGTGCTCAAAAAACAGAAGAGACCGAAATAATAATGCCCTTATCTGGTGAGACAAGCGGAGCGTATTTGTCTACTTCAGCGGCTCAGGTTCCTGAAACAGATTCAGCGAATGGAATTATAACAATGGCGGAACTGACCGGA